CACCTGGAGCTGAATCAGCGACTGCACTAATTTGTTCTGAAACAGTGACAGCTGCATTTGCCAAAGGGTTTTCTGATCTTGCCATTTTGGTGATATTTCCTTATTATACTCTATTTATTCTTGACAAAATGTGCTATTATATTAACTACTGGAGAATTCTGAAACAATGACGATAACTACGCAACCACCTAAGATCAAATATCTTACCAACAAAGATCTATTAAAAGAAATACACCTAAGCAAAAATACCTATTGTTCTTACACGGATCCTGCATATAGTGATTATGATTTAATTATTCCAAATTTGTCTAAAATCAACATCCGCACTATTGCTGAGGCTAAAAGAAATCGAGCAATCAAGATGGCTAAAAAAGCTCACGAACTAGCACAGTCAGGTGGCAAGAAATTCCCGGCAAAAGACTTTGAAGTCGATTACAAAACTATTAAAAAACCAGATGTAGTATTCCGTGTTATGACCTTTGAACATATTCCGTTGGCGCCGGGTCGTAAGAAAACTCTAAAGAACACTGCTGACAGTCACGACAAAGTAAATTTTCCACCGTTTCAGCATTGGAAGTTTGACGACAACGACAATCTAATACTAGTAGGAAAGAGCCATTGGAAAGGGGACTTGACTACTGGAGAGTTTAATAAAGAGCACGGGCAAATGACCAACAATCTTGCTCGTATGTTTTTGAAGCTGTGTGAGAGATATGCCACAAGAGGCAACGTCCGTGGATATACTTACAACGACGAAATGCGTGGGCAGGCAATTTTACAACTAACTCAAATAGGACTCCAATTCGATGAAAGCAAATCTGATAATCCTTTCGCTTACTATACTGCTGCTGTCACTAATTCATTCGTTAGAATTATCAACATTGAGAAGCGCAATCAAAACATTCGAGACGACATTCTTGAAATCAACGGAATGAATCCAAGTTGGACTAGACAAAACGCTGCTGGCAAAGGTGGTGCCAGTTATGGTCCGGTTAGTACATCGCCAGTAGACGGAAGTGGCAATGATTGGGATTGATCTCTGTTTGAAATTAGTGTAAAATAATCATATGAATCTATTTAAAAAAGTTGCTTGCTTTACTGATATACATTTTGGACTTAAAAGTGGTAGCCGTACACATAATCAAGATTGCGAAGATTTTGTCACTTGGTTTTGTGATACTGCCAAAGCACAAGGTTGTGAAACGGCAATCTTTCTAGGTGACTGGCATCACAATCGTAGTACTACAGACGTTAGTACTATGAATTATACTGTGTCAAACTTAGAACGTCTAAGCCGATCATTTGAAAAAGTCTATTTCATTCTAGGCAATCACGACTTGTTCTACAAAGACAAACGTGAAATTAACTCTGTCGAGTTTATGCGATTATTTCCTAACATTGTGCCTGTTAGAGAGAATTTTACACAAGGCGATGTCACTATCATGCCCTGGCTGATAGGCGATGAGTGGCGTGAAGTTTCTAAACTCAAGAGCCGCTATGTGTTTGGTCATTTAGAACTGCCCTTGTTTTACATGAATGCCATGGTACAGATGCCAGATCACGGGACACTACAAGCAAGCCACTTTAGTGGACAAGAATATGTGTTCAGTGGTCATTTCCACAAGCGTCAAAGCAAGGGCAATGTCACATACATTGGCAATGCGTTCCCTCACAACTATGCAGATGCCGGCGACGATGATCGAGGTATGATGATCTTAGAGTGGGGTGGCAAACCCGAGTATCACACTTGGCCTAGACAGCCTACATATAGAACCTATAAGCTGAGTCAGATCATCGATAATCCAGAAGGACTTCTCCGTGAAAAGATGCATTGTCGTATCACTATTGATTTGCCTATCAGCTTTGAAGAGGCAAACTTTATCAAAGAACAATTTATTCCACAGTATAATCTGCGTGAACTCATGTTAATACCTGAAAAGGTAGATGTTGAATCAAATGCTGTTCCTATCGACATTAACTTTGAAAGTGTTGATACTATTGTTATGAATCAGATCAATGCTATCGAAAGTGATGCATTTGACAAAGGCATGTTGTTGGACATTTACAGAAACCTATGATAAAAATTAAGAATTTAACTGTTAGAAACTTCATGAGTGTGGGTAATCAAACCCAAGCTATCAGTTTTGACAAGGGGCAGCTTACGCTTGTGCTAGGTGAGAATTTAGATCTTGGCGGGGATGACAGCGGTGCTCGCAATGGTACTGGTAAGACCACTATTATTAATGGGCTCAGCTATGGTATCTACGGAACTGCTCTTACTAATATCAAGAAAGACAATCTTGTTAACAAGATCAACGGAAAAGGCATGTTGGTCACATTAACCTTTGATAAGGATGGTCAAGAATATCATATCGAACGTGGTCGTAAGCCTAACGTACTTAAATTTAGTATTAACGGTCACGAGCAAGAGCTTAAAGATCTAGACGAAAGTCAAGGTGACAGCCGTGAAACGCAAAAGGCCATCGAAGAAATGATGGGCATGAGTCACGACATGTTCAAACATCTTGTGGCATTGAACACCTACACTGAACCATTCTTGTCAATGAAGGCTGGAGAACAGCGCAGCATCATTGAGCAGTTGTTGGGTATTACCCTGCTTTCTGAAAAAGCAGAATCACTCAAAGAAGCTATTCGTATCAGCAAGGACGCTATCACAACAGAAAACACTCGCATTGAAACTATTAAAGTATCTAATGAGCGTATTCAGCAGAGTATTGATGCACTTGAACGCAAACAACGTCTGTGGGATGAAACTAAAGAAAAAACCATCGAGAACATTCTGCGTAGCATTGATGTGCTAAGTGAAATTGATGCAGAAGCTGAAGTGACTGCACATAGATTACTAGCAACATATAATCAAAAGCGTAAAGATATTAACAACATCACAGGATTGATCAATAGATGCAATCTTGATGAAGCTCGATATGTAAAAGACATAGATAAACTAAAGGCAGACATTGCCAGTTTAGAAAATCATACCTGTCACAGTTGCGGTCAAGAGTTTCACGATGACAAACAAAGTGTTCTGTTAGAAAAGAAACGTAAAGATCTTCAAGAAGCTGCTCTTAATTCGTTGTCAAATAATACTCAACTGATCGAAAGTACTGCTGCTCTCAAAGAGCTTGGAGAGCTAGGTGATTGTCCCAAGGTACAATACGACAGTTTAGAAGAAGCACTCAATCACAAAAATACCATCGACGGTTTAATTAGAGATTTAGAAGTAAAAGAAAAAGAAGAAAATCCTTATCTAGAACAAATCAATGAATTAAAGAAAACTGCGGTGCAGGAGATCAACTGGGAAGCTGTAAATGAAGCTACTCGTGTCAAGGAACATCAAGAATTCTTATACAAGTTGTTAACAAACAAAGACAGCTTTGTACGCAAACGTATTATTGACCAAAACTTGGCCTTCTTAAATCAACGTCTAACCTATTATCTAGACAAGATTGGATTGCCGCATACTGTTGAGTTCCAAAACGACCTAACAGTTATTATTACTCAACTAGGACAGGATCTAGACTTTGATAACTTGAGTCGCGGTGAACGCAATAGATTAATTCTTTCTATGAGCTGGGCATTCCGTGATGTTTGGGAAAATTTATATCACAGTATCAACTTGTTGTTTATTGACGAGCTTGTTGACAGTGGTATGGATGCTAGCGGTGTTGAATCTAGTATCGCTGTACTAAAACGTATGACTCGTGAACGTGACAAGAATGTATTCTTGATCAGTCACCGTGATGATTTAACTAGTCGAGTAAATCATGTACTCAAAGTAGTGAAAGAAAACGGCTTTACTTCTTACAGCAACGATGTAGAGATAGTACAGTAAAATGAGTACAGAAAGTCATGACAAGATGATTGCTGCTTTTCAGGAATACTTTAAATGGCAAACACGTTTTGAACACAAAGGCAGTGATGAAGCAGGCATTAAGGCACGATATTGGCTATCAGAAATACGCAACGAAGCATCAACTAGGCGAGTAGAAATACAAACAAAGCGTGAAGAACGCAAAAAATCCAGAAAAGGCATGATCGGTCGGCCGCCTAAACTAACTAAGTGAGTGCAGTGGACTTATCAAAATCAACCCGTAGAAGAAATACCCGAAGGCTATATCGGCTTTGTTTACATTATCACGAATCTACAATCCGGACAGAAGTACATAGGCAAGAAATTAGCACAATTTAAGCGTACTAAACCTCCACTCAAAGGCAAAAAACTTAAAAGAAGATCAACAGTAGAAAGCGATTGGCGCGAATACTGGGGTTCGTCTGATAGGTTAAACGCAGACGTCCAAGCACTAGGTCCAGAAAAATTCACAAGAGAAATACTTTACCTTTGCAAATCTAAGGCAGAACTATCATACTTAGAGGCTAGAGAACAATTTGAACGCAGGGTTTTAGAAACTGATGACTACTATAACGGCATTATAAACGTTAGAGTTGGTGGATCAAACATACTAAGACAGCGTCTTTTAGAGCAATCAAAGGCCAAATAATCGCCAAATAAGCCCGCACAGGCGTTAACATTGTGCCCTAAATCCGTTCTGATGTGTGACGGTAAGGTGTATCTGCTTGGCGACAGACCAGTAAACTACTACCCGCAAGGATGATGATGGGACGTGCCTATAACCCGTTTAGTTTATGAAAACCCAATTTAAGAAGGCTAAAAGAGGGAGAAATACCCACGGCTGTAAGTATGTTAGCATATATTTGCAGACCCGCCGTCGTATAAAGACGCAGCTAAAGGTACCGGACGACCGCCTTGGTAATGCTGTAATGCTAATGTGTACTGTGCAACTCGCATAATGCTACATATTTTTGCCCGCCAGGGCAAAGTGTGACTGAACAATCTGCATAATACTTGAATTGCTTCGCAATTATAATAATCAATATTGTTTAGAAGAAAGAAAATTCGTTGAGCGAAAGCGAAAACGAATGTGAGCTTCAGCTCACAATTACAATAAATAACAAATATATCTTTGGATTGAATAATGCGTATACAACATTTATTAATAGAATCACATCTTGAGAAGTCAAGGACTATACTTAAGGAATCGTGCGATGGACTAGATCTTGAGCAACGAAGAATTGTAGAGGGAATCTACAATGAAATGATTCCTCTAATTGAAGCAAGTTTAAGTGCTGATCAAATTAAACAACTGTTTGGCGAAGTTGAAAAAACAGCTACAGCAGCTGGCGGCAATAGAACTCTTATTGGAAAAGGCAAAGACGTTGCTGATAAAGCAAATGAAATCATTGATAATATTGGTAAATGGCTACAAGATACTACTCCAGTTAAAGCCTTTGATCAAAAGTTTGAGGATCTTAAAGCCAGTATCAGTAAGAAGTTTCCTGATGTATCGAGCAAAGTTGCAAGTATGGGAGAATGGGCTAAGGCTAATCCTGGAAAAACAGCAGCCATTGTTGGTGTACTAACAGCTATTGCATCATTAGCTGGTGGACCACTAGGTGGTGCCATTGCTGGTCAGGTGTTAAGAGGTGCTGTAGAATTACTCAAAGGTGAAAAACTTTCCACAGCTATTGGTAAAGGTATCAAGACAGCAGCACTGGGTTATCTATCTGGTAAGGCGTTTGAAATGTTGGGCAAGTTTGCAGAAGGTATGAGATTGAAATCTATGTCTTTCGGGCCAGAGAATGCAGGATTTGAAGAAATAACATTTGGTGCTAGTAAAACAAGATGGGGTCCAGGATGGGAATGGACCGAACAACTCGAAGGTGTTGATATTATTGTTGATCCTGAAATGGCCAGTGCTGTAAAATCAGCACAGAACTTGTTAAGAATGGGTGGTGATGCTGCCCTTGAAGGGTTTGATCAATTGAAAGGTGTTGCTGAAGTCATTAACAGTCAAGAATATAAAGACATGATTGTTAATACTTTAGAAATTTCTAGGCAAGAACTTGTCAATAACGATTCGTTATTGAATTTTATTAAAGCTGCCAAAACA